CCGCCTTCAGTTTCCCGCCCGGGCCTTGGTCACCGCGGCGAGGTAGGTCTTCATGAGCGCGATCCGGACATAGGGGATGCCGATCATCTGATCGCGCAGCTGCTCGCTGTAGGGCAGGGCCTTGCCGTCATCGCCCTCGATGTCGGTCAGATCGCAGATCACCTTGCGCAGGGTCTGGGTCTGCTCTTCCTCGGCCGTCAGCCCTTCGCCGTCGGACAGCTGGTCAAGCTGCAGCACGCGGAACGTCGCCTTGAAGCTCTGCTCGACATGCCCGCCGTCGACCGGGACCATGACCTTCACCTCATGGGTGAAGCGGGGATCGTTGGTTACCTTGAACATGGTCCGTCCTTACTCGAGAGTGATCTTCCACTGGTCGTTGCCGGTCACCGGCAGCGGCGTGAAATCGAGCGGCCATTCCAGGATGTTCTGCTGCTGCTCGTAGCTGGTCAGACGGCCGAGCTGCGCCGATGCGACGTCCAGCTTGACCCGGCGGCTTGCCACCGTGCCATGGATCAGCTGCAGCGCCTGAAGCGTCTGGTTCTGGGCGATCGTGAACGGGTTGTAGGTCGCCATCGGCACAGCCTCGACCCGCGCGCGGATCTTCTCGGCCTTGTCGACGATCTGGATGCTTTCGTGGCCGATCAGCATCCGCGGCTCGACCTGGTTGCCCAGATCCAGCTCGAAGTCGCGCAGGATGAAGGCCGCGCCGCCGATCGTGAAGGTCGGGGTGTTAGCCTTGGTCGCAACCTGCGGCGCCTGCCAGCCGGTGTACACCGGGGTCGGCTTGGCCTGGTCGGTCGGCACGGTGAACAGGCCCATCAACTCAAAGCGGAGCTTGGGGATGCCCTGCGCGCCAAGCACCACCTTCATGTTGCCGCGTGCGCCAAGAAGGACGTGGCGGATGGTGTCGATCATGAAGTAGAGCGAGCCGCTTTCGTGCGCATCGGTGATTGGGTTGTATTCAACCTTCGTCCCGGCGGTCACCACCTGGGCAACCGCACACATCCGCGCCAG